CGCCCGCTACCGCAGTAATCCGCGTGGTAAAAAACCCGCCCGCGTCCAGCGCGATTTGCACAAACATACCCGCCACCCACGGATAGCCGCCGTTCGCAATCGTCTGCGCATTGGCCACCGTGATCGAAGTCGCCCCGGTAACCGCCGCAACCGCTGCCGTGCTGCTGATAGCCTTGGGGAAAAACACGCCGACGCACGCACCTGAGACAGACAGATATTGCACATTGGACATGTAAAAGCCATTCGACGGGCCGCTCGGATTGCTCGCACAAAGCAGCCCGACCGCGCTCCAATTCGTATTCGGCTGCAAGTTCATGTACGACAGCTTCGGGAAGCGCCAGTTGCCCCGCGAGCCCCAGAACGTCATGATCGGGATATTGTCGGTGCGCTGCACAATCTCTGCCGTGCCGATAGCTTCGATCCCGTCCGCATAGCCGCCGACTGGATTTGTAACAGGATCGGCGCTCGAAGGACTCCCATTCCAGTACACCGTCGTGGTCGTTCCGTACTTTGCGGGCGGCATCACGCGCCAGCACAGCTTGCTGGCCCATGCGTTCAAGGCTGCGTTGTCATCCGTGCCTGGTGCGCTCGACGAGACGTAATCGCCCTTTGCCCCGAAATGGAACGGGGTGAGACGCTGCCATGTCGGAAGCGTAATCTTGGCCGCGTCTGCCGCCAGAAACACAGTTTCAGTGTCGCCCGCGCGGAAGCCCTTGGCGAAATTGAGCGCGTACCCATTGGCCGATAGCGATGCCCCGCCCGCAAATTCAATCGGCAAATTGAACGTGGAAATGGTGCCGTTCGCGGTCCAGACAAAGCCGTCAACGACCACGCGGCCCTTACCGTTGGCGATGGCATAGGTATAAGCCGCTTCAACCGTGGTGAACTGGCTCGCGTAGACAGCATCTGCGCCGGTTTGCGGGTTGGTGATCGGATTGCCCGCGCTCACGTTGTCCTGAGTGTAGATCGTCGCGCCAAGGGAATCTTTCAGGATGACTTTGTAGACGCCATCCCAGAAAACCACAGCCTCGCCGCGCGCGTTCAAGACAATCGGGTTTGCGTTCGGGATCGAACCCGCCGCGTCGGTGTACGTCGCCTTGGGCGTGCTTGTTCCCGCCGCGTAGGTATAGACGAACCCGCCCACCAAGGGCTTGCCGTCGTTTCCAAAGAATTGCTGCCGGGGGTTTGGCAGGAGGGGCAAGCTCATGGTATGGTCCTTCGTTATCGCAACGATGGGAAGTTGAATGGCAGACGGTCAGACAATCATGCTCGTAGCGGGCGCAAATACGTTGATCGCGATGGGTTGGAGGTGGTTCCGGCGCACATTATCAGCGCGCTCGGAGCAATGGGGGTATGAGAACGGGCGCAAGTTTCGCCGCGCCTTGAATCGCTTTCGCCGCCGTGGCTGATGTGCCAGCCTTGCGGAATACGAACTGATTGAGCGCCTTCATGCCGGGTTTTGTGTAGAAGCCCGCCGCAGCTAGAGGGATCGCCGCCGCAGGGGTAGAGAAAGGCGCAAGCGCAGCACCACCCCCGCCGAGCATCATTTGCCCAGTGAGAACACGCCCCGCAGTCCCGCTATCAGGAACCTTGTTCGGCAATGTCTTTTGTGCCGCGCGGGCCAATTCCTTGCCCCAGCCAGTTTTGAGCGACTGCCGAAGCATCCCCGTCGGTGTCACTACGCCTTCAAGATTGGCCGAACCCTGCGCCTGCTTTAGCTTTGCCCAGCCTTGATTAATGCTCTGTAGCTCGCCGCCGCTCTTGTCGCTGCGTACTGCCATAGACCGCAACGCCTGCCGTGCTTCTTTCAATGCATCAGCGAGGCCGCTTTCATCGCCCGTCGCAGTCGGCTTACCGTAGCGCCGGATATACTCGCCAAGGCTGGTTTCCGCATCCTTGAGCGCCTGGCCGGAGATAGTTTTACCGGTCGGATCCATGCGGTTTTCGAAAACCGATGTGATGATCTTTTTAAACTGGCGCTGGCGGTCACGCGGCAATGTCGCGGTGATGTCCTTGGCTACCTGGAGGTCATCCCCGAACTGCTTGTCTACATGCCCGACAAGGCGCGGCACAACGTCCTTGTATTTTTCCGAAAGCCGATCCTGCACATGGTCTAGAAGCTCATGCCCGACGTTGATCTTGGCGGGCAGCTTTTCACCGATGGCCGCTAGCGCATCGCCTGCAACCTTCTTGTTTAGCTGTTCGGTGCCGCGCCCACGCGCCGCGTTGACCATATCGCCAATGAACGGCAGGCCCGCAGCACGATCTTCAAGGCCCGCAACGATCTTAGACCCAAGCCCTTTGCCATCGCGCGCCAGTTGGCCAAGCGTTAGGTCAATGCCCGCATCATGCAAAAGTTGCGCGCCCTTCGAAACAACAGGCTTTGCGGCCCATGCAAGGCCATGCGCCGCAGCGCTGGTCAATTTGCTGCCCGCAGCACCCAAGGTCGCATCCCAAGCCGCGCTGCCGGGGTCTTTGGCGTCCGACAAGAGAGCGCCAGACGCGGCACCTTGCGCCAATGCGCCACCGGGCAGCGCCATAGTCGGCAATGTGCCCGCGATGTTGCCCAGCGTCTGGAAACCCGTGCGCGTGTTATTCTGGCGCATTTGATCGTTATGCGCGATGGCATGTTGCGCAGATGGAAGGCCCATCGATTGGCCCACACGGTCAAGCATCCCCGCGCCGGGAATATTCATGGCAGCGCTAGTCAAGTTGTCGAGCGGCTTCAACAGGCCGCCAGCGAAACCAGAAAGCGCGCTAGTATCCTCCGGGGGGGCCTGCGCAGGCTTCCGCCCGCCGTCCATCGCCGTGACTTCCTTGCCCGCAAAGTCTTTGGCAACCCGCTGCTGCATCTGATCCGGGTTCACGGTATCGGGCACATTCTGATAAACGTGCTGCGTGCCGTCCCCGAAAGTGATGGTGACGTTGCGAGGCATTACCAGTTGCTCACGGTCGGTTTGCTGCCGCCGCTTTTTTGCGCAGGAGCGCCACCTTTGCGGTAAGCGTAGGTGTCCTCGAACGTTTGAGTGATGTTTGTTTTTGTGCGGCGCAAATCGTCGATGTATTGATTAATCGCCGCTTTGAATGTCGGTTCATCCTGCGTCTGGTTGAGAGCCGCGACACTTTCCCGGAGGGTTTTGTTTTCGCTGTCGGACACGTTGCCAAGTGCGCCGCCTGTTGGCGAATTGTTGCGCATATCCTGAAGAGCCCGGAACTGACCGCGTGCGAGGATTTTTTTAAGCAAAGCCGACGCGGCAGCCGAACTTGGCAGAACCGCAGGCAAGCGCCCGTCTATGGCCCCGACAATGTTGTCTAAACCCGGATGATCCCGCAGCGTTTCGAGGTCTTTAATCTGCGCATCAAGATCAGACGATGCGGCGCGATATGAACCCGCTAGTTTCGGATAAGCCGCATTACGCTTGGCAATTTCCTTAGGAGGCGGAATTTCCGTATTGCCCACGTCCGCAGGCCCGCCAGGAATAGGCTCAAGATTGCCGTCTGCCGTAGGCCGATAACCGATGGGGATTTTGCCAGCGGCACCCGCAGGCGCTGCCTTGGGCTTACCTTGAAGCTGCCCGCCCATAGTTGGCGTGTTAGGCGCAGAAGATCCCCCACCCGGCCCGCGCACACTGAAATGCACATGGTTGCCCGTGCTGGTGCTGCCAGAGCTTCCAGCGGTCCCGATAGGCTGACCAGCGCGCACTTGCTGGCCCACCTTGACGTTGTACCCGCCGAGATCGGCATAGCCCGTCACCGTGCCGTCAGCATGGCGAATGCGGACCGACTGCCCGCCGCCGTGTGTGGTATCGTTCCAAGCCGCGATCACCGTGCCGTCCGCAGCGGCGTTAACAGGCGTTCCAGCGGGAAGCGGCACATCGACGCCGTTGTGGAAAGCCGACGCGCCGGGTGAGGGAGGTGTGCGCGGACCAAAGCTGCTGCCGACTTGGCCCTTGCCGCCTGTTACCGTCTGGATCAGGTTCGCAGGCGGGGGAATGTATCCACCACCCGCAGGAGCGCCACCAGAAGCAGGTGCACCGCCGATTGTGACCGGAGACGCGCGGCCCGTGTTCTTGTCCACGGAATAGAACCCGTTGGGGCCTTCCACGATTTGAACGTTAGGCTTTGCCCCGCCTTCCGCAACCATGCGGTTATCGCCATCGAACCGCCGCGCGCCCTCGTTCAACGTATAGGCTTCATGGGCCTTCGCATATTCATCAATCGTCTGCGCGCTCGATTGAATATGCTGAAACACGGCATCGCGCTGCGTCGGATCGGCAAGTTGCTGCGACACCTGGGCGATGTGTTCCGGCGACCAGCCTCGGGCCTGCAATTCTGGGGCAAGCGCCTGCATGGCTTGCGAAGTTTGCTCAGCCGGAACCTTTGCCAAAGACATAATAAGCGGAGCCGTACCGCGCGCGATGTCAATCGTGCGCTTGCGGCCTGCGTCGTCCATTTGGTCGAGCTGCTGCACAAGCTGCGGATTGCCGGTCTGGAATGCCGCCTTTCGGGCTCCCGCAGGGTCCGTGCCGTATTGGCGCACCACATTGCGCTGAGCGGCCAAGTCCTGCGCCTGTTGCGCTGTTGCGGCGTCCTGCTGCTGCTGTAGCATCATCTGGCGCTTGTGGTCCTGCGCATCGCGCATCGTGCCCACAATGTCGAGTTGCGGGGTTGCAAACGCCTTTAGGACGATGTTGGGATCAAGTTGGGCCATTAGACTGTGATCGGTCCATTGTAGGTCGCAACAGGCGTATTCCAGCTATCCACAGCGCTCGTGCGCGAGCCGTAGGAACTGGCGTTCACCGTCGCGGGCCGGTTTGCAAAATAGTTGCCAAGGTTGTTTGCCGTCTGCCCGATGGTGTTGCCAATGCCCGCATACATCGACGACGTGGCATTGCCCGCCGATCCGATAGCGTCAGAAACCTGCCCCCGCGCGTTGGCGTTGGCGGTCTGCATCGCTTGGCCCGCCGCAATGCCGCTATTGGTCGCAGTCTGCCCCGTACCAGCAAGCCCAGCCAAGCGGTTATACCGGCTTGTCAAGTTATTGTTGAACCTGTCATAAGCCGCGCCAAACTCATTGGATGCATAGCCCTGATTGTACCGCGCGAGGGCCTTCATGGCCCCGCCAGACAGAACACCGCCCCGCGCTGCCGCCGATGCATCAACACCGCGCGCGCCCTCGTCCATGCGAAACTGATAGCCGGGGTCTTTGACAAAATCGGCGTTCGTGAACGTCTTGTCGAACTGCCCGCCCGGACGTGTTCCCGCCACCAAGTCCTTAAGTGATGTATACCCTGCATCCCGATACGGCGCGAGGTCGGTACGGCTTTGGTTGTACTGGCGCGCGTTCTCTGTGATCTGGTCGCGGCCTAGTTGCGCCTGCTGATCTGCGGCATGGCCTTGCGCGCCTGCGGACAAAAGCCCCCCAGCGATGGCCCCAACAGCACCGATCCCGGCAGCGACTGCTACGAAAGCCATTTCACAGCCCCTTCGTCTGGCAGGATCAACAGCGCTTCCGCCTCGTCCACCGTGCGCGCCTCGCAGGCATGGATCGTCGTCCACACCGCGTCCTCAATCACATGCACGCAATTTTTGCGGCCAGCGGGCACGATGAACGTTGCCGGTGCAGTCACTTCCTGCACGCCGTCCTCAGTCACAATCTGCAACCGGCCCTTGGAAATGATCGTCACATGCTCCTGCGCGTGCATGTGGCCCACCGCGATGCACCCGGCAGGCAAAGACACCTCGCGCGCATAAAGCCCGTGCGCGAAACGATGCACCGGCACAATCTCGATATGGTGTTCAGGCACGGCCATAAGCGCGGCTTCCATCGCGCGCACCCGGTCAATCGCCGGAACCATAGGCGAGGCCAAATCAGGCAGCATCAGCTAACCTCGCGGCCCGACGCACGGAACGTCAATGACGCACCCGCGCTGGCCTTGGCCGAAATGAAATCGCCGGGGTTCAGTATATGGCCGACCACCTCGGGGCAAAGATACGCTGCGCCGGCCGCTACCGATTGCGCGCTGATCACCGTGTTGCCAGCACCGACCGCACCCGCCGCTTTCACGAGATTGACCGTCACCGTCACAGCGCCGCCTGTCGTATTCGTCACCGTCGCCTTGTCGATGATGGTGCGCGTGTTTGCCGGGGCGGTGTACTGCGTTACGTCCGCTGCGGTTAGCTGAAGTGGATCAACCAGTGCTTTTGCAACAACCGTCACGAGAACGTGCCTTTCCTTAGATCGTCGATTTGCGCTTGGAGATTAGCGATCATCCCAATGTAATCGGGAGTAGGCGCTAGATCGTCAGGGGCGCTCACGGTCTGGAAAGACACGGGCGAAAGGTCATCAACTGCGGGTGCCGCCACCCCCGCAACAGGCAAGAGATCACCTCCCCCCTGATTTAGCAGCGCGGTCAGACTATCACTTGTGTCCATAGGAAACAAGAGCGCAGCTTCCGCATTCGACACGCCGCCAATGCCTACCGACGAAAACAGCGAACTGAAAAACCGATACCATATCGGATCACAGATGCCCGTCGCCGGGTCAACCACAGGCACACGCGGTGCAATGTAAATCGCCGTCATACTCGCCCCTGCGTTGCTTCGAGCGCCGCCCCGGTCATCACAACCGGAATCGGATCACTGACTACAACCATAAAAAGCCTGTCACGCGACTTGCCCAGCCGCCGCCAGCGAACACGCGCATCTCGCGCACCGACCGGGCCAATGTCCGCCCATCGCTCGTTCGACCAGGTATAGCCGCCATCGTCTGACCACCGCAGCATGGCTTGCGGATTCGAGCCCTGCCCGCTTTGCAGCCCGACGCCGGTTTGCATGAACACTTCAAACGCCTGATAGAACGAATATTTGCCGCCGTTGGTGACATGCTGGCCAATCCGGCTGCGCTCGATGGGCTGCCCGTTGTCAGTGTATGTGTTGAGGTCAAGTTCATAAACGAGCCCCGTCTCCCAATCGCCTACCAATGTCTTGCCCGCGAAATTCATCTGGCAATTAGCCCTGTGCCGCGTCAACACGCCGGACGACAGCCGATAGGCCCGTTCATGCCAAAGCCCGTTGGAAGCATCGAAACACCACGTCGCCCCGGCAGTCGGGAACGAGATCACGTAGAAGCTATGGCCCTCTTGCTGGTACGTGAAGGCCAGCGCGTCTGAGATCGTGCTGTACAAGGCCACAGCGGCTTCAAACGCATGGTTCGAGACGCGTTGCGGCGTGTATCCCGAAGCGCGCTGCACAATCCCTTGCCCGCGATCATCGGTGGAGAGCCAAAAGACGGTGTTGTCCATCTTGGCAACGCTGTCCTTTGCGGCGCACCCGCATTCCAGAAACGCGCCTTGGATACGCTGCAACGGGAAGTCCGCACCGCCTGCATCGTACCAAATCTCGACGGTCGATTCCCCGAATAGCCAAATCTCGCGGTGATTGACCAAAACAGAAACAAGATTGTCCGGCGCGCCTTCCGCCGTGGCAAAATCCAGCGCGTCGATGCCGGTCCCGTAAAGCTGTGTGATCTGAAACTTGCCCGTACTAGGGACATTCCAGACGAAATAGCCGTCGATGAAGTCCACGCGGCCTGCACCGACAAAATCCGGGTCAGTGATTTGCGTTACCGTCTCTGTCGTCGGATTGATGAAATACGCATCTGTCAAGCCCGCCGTCATCATGATGATTTGGCCGTTGGAAGCCATGGAAACGGTCGTCGAATTGGAGAGGACCGCGCCGATCAGCGTGGCAGTCTTGTCATCCAATACTTTCCAGACGTTTAGGCCTGCAATGACAATCGAAATGGTAGAGCTAAACCGGATCACGCCCCGAATCGCCCCGCCAATCAGCGAAAGCCATGGTTTCAGCCCCGGCGTTCCAATCAAGGCAATGGGCGAGCGCGAAGAACCGCTTTCCCCCAATTCAGGATAGAGATTGACCGTCCGTTGCGCGTCAAACGACGGCGATCGCCCGCTAAACGAGCCGCCAAGAAACGGAAAATCCGCCATTAATAGCCTCTGGCCGGGATCACGCGAGGCCGCATCATCAGCGACGTGTCAAAATTGGCTGTCCGGCGCGTGATGTTTGCGCCCTTGATCACGGCCTTGGTCGCCCGCGCATAAGCGCTTACGTCTTGCCCGCCAAATTCCGGTTGCAGCTCGACCGCGACGGCATATTGCAGCGCGCGCGCATAGCCTGGAGCAAGGTTCAGGCTTGTCGCCAGCCCGCTCACTTGACCAATGATCTGGTTGTAGTTGAGCGTCACCGGGATCACGACCATAGGCGTCGGCCAAAGGATGACCTTCGCCAGCGGGTACTCATTCACAAAGACGTAGCGGTTGACGATCTGCGTTTGCAGCGTCTTGATAGATTGATCCATCCACCGTTCAAGCGACCACTGGTCAATCGGAAAGTCAACGCCGTTCACGGTGCAATAGGCGCTCGTCACTTGCGCGGGTCGGTCGTCGTTCCAATCGCCGCCAATGCCCAGCGTGTACGTGCTTTGCCCAACGATCGTGTTGAACGTGGACGGCAGCGTGTTGACGAGCGAAAGCCCCTCGATATTCCACGTCTCGATTACGTCGTTAAGCGCTTGCAACCCGGTTTCCGCTTCCGACGCTGGCAAAGTCTCGCCCGCCGCAAGAACGCCCAGCTTGCGGAACGCGGTCGAGATCAGGTCAAATGCGGTGATCGGGCTTGGCATTAGCTGCCCGTATGGCCAGAGCAGTTGGCCGTAACAGTGCCAACGGTGTTTGCCGTGGTGGTGACAATCTCCCACAGCGTGTTGGCCGTGCCTCGAAGCGGCGGGCTGAACGTAACAATCACGGGCTGCAAGAACCCGGTCGTCGGGACAGTTAGCGCCCAAATGACAGTGCCGCCCGCGCCATCCCGAAGCGCCAGAGGCACGCTTGTGGTAAATGCGGTCGTGGTAATCTGGCAGCTATCAATGTAGTTGCGCACCGCAGCGCCAGCCGCCGCTTTGATCGTCACCGCCGTCGTGGTGTTGGAAAGGATTGGCGATGTGCCGCTGGTGTAGCTCCAGAACGTCGCGCTAAGTCCGGGCTGGGTCACAATTCCGTTGGTGTCGCCGCGCATACGGTCCCATGTCGCGCCATTATAATACATGTTCTGGCCGTGCACAGCCAGCGCGCCGCTTGTTCCGGCACCATCGGCAGCCGTTACCACGGCCGCGCCGCTGTTGGTTCCTTTGCCCGAGATGTAGACGCTGGTATTGCCGCGCGTATCGAGTTGCACATCGCCGCGCTGACCGTCCGTCAAAGTCGGCTGCGTTGCGTTGTACCGACCGCCGATCTTGATCGGATTACCGCTATCCGCCGCGCCAGAAGCAATCGTTCCAGCAAACCGGGTCGGGTTGGTTGTCGTGATTGGCAAGCAGTTTGCGTAGCTATCGTCGCATTGAAGCGGCACAACAGGCGGCGTGCCTGCGGCGGGGTAGGTGTACGATGGAACCGTTTGCGCAACCGCGCTGGTGGTAAGCAGCCCCAAAGCCGCAAGAAAAATGCGCTTGTTCATGCTTCCACTACCTTGCGAGGACGTCCCCTGCGCGGGGTTTCCGTGACAACCGGGGGTTCTGCGTCAGGATCAACCGGGAACGGTGTATAGCCATCGCCGAGCGCAGCTTCTTCTTCGGCGCTTTCCACCGTGGTGCCATCAAAGCCGTCATACAGCGTCTTGGGGTACTCTTGGAACACATAGGCCATAACAGGCACTCCAAAGCGTTGGGGCGACCCGAGAGCCGCCCCTAAGCCTATTACTGGTACAGCCAGCCAATCGGGCCAACGTCCGCAGTAAACGTGGTCGGTGCGGTGAAGCTGGCCGGAACCGTGCCGAACGTGCCGGTTGCGCTGCTGGTCATCTGGTTGCCGCCGTTCGCCGCCGCATGGGTGCGGATCGTGTCGGTGGTGCCGTTTGCCTGATACGCGATAAAATACCGGCCCGGCGTCAGTGTGACGGTATTCAGAAACGCGCGGTTCTGGAATGCGTTGGCACCTGCCGTCACCGCACCGGCCACAGCCGAGTTTGTAATCAGCACGCCGTTGCTGTCGTACAAAGCGACAAGCCCGTTGTTGGTGCCGACCGTTGCGCCGTTCAGAATGCCGATGCCCGTCCACGTCGCGAGGAACGGAACGAAAATCTCCGAACGGTAGAGCGTGCCCGAAACCATCGTGGTGTTGGTGCCTGCCGAAGCAAACGCCTGAATGTTGGTGTTCGGCAGAATGCGCGGACCCTGCGGAACGGTCGGCACCGTGATGCCTGCCCCGCCGGGCTGATACGACAGGTTGCCGCCGATGGTCTGCACCACGAGCGGGGTATCGGTCAGGTAGGTGGACGACTGCGCGGGATAGCCCGAAGCAGCGGTGCCGATGCCCTGTGCGATGATTGCGGCTTCGGTTACGCTGTCGAACTGGACGACAGCGCCCGAGAGATAGCCCTGATACGGGCGGGAAAGAAGAACGGCCATTGGATTTGTCCTCAAAAAAGGGGTTAAGCGAAAAGCCTCAAAAAGGTCAGGTCGCGTAAATCGTGGCGAGTTCGGGATACGGCGCGGCCCACCCAAACAGCACGTCAAGGCGCATGTTCTGCACGTCGTTGATGCCGTCGTAATACTCGATTACGCGGATCGTGAAGCCCTTGTAGGTCTCCTGATGTGCATCCATGACGCCCGCACCCTTGGGGATGTCGAGCGGCACCATTGCCAGCGTGAACGCATCGCGGTCATAGCCGACGTTGGTGTTATAGCTGCCCGAAGCCGTGCCGAAGATCGTGATCGTCGCGCCGTTAGCGGGCGAGTTAGTCACGTTTTGGAACGGGCCGGTCGGCGTGATCGCAGGGCTGATCGGGATCGAAGTTGCACCCGAAGCGCAATCCGCCGTGACGGTGAACTGTGCCAGCGTGCCGGTCGAAACGCGCGACTGCGGGTTGACCGCGTTGACGAGCGTACCACCAGCGCCAAGGGTGATCTTGGTGCCCTTGGTGATCGTGCCGTTCAGAGCGTTGACGACAAGCGTGGAGCCGGTCTGGCCCGCGCCGTTGACGGTGTTGGTCGCAACCACAGCCGTGCCGTTGGTCTGGACGCCGACGTTCTGGTCCATGCCGAACTGCAAACCGAACGGCGTCTGGATCATGCCGCTGTTATACTGCTTGGCGACCGCCGACGTGTCGTTGAACAAGCCGGCGAGGCCCATCAGGCCCGCCGCGTTGAAGGCCGGGTTGGCGATCAGCGAACGGCGCGTTCGATCCTTGGCCGGTGCGCCCATTTCATCAAGACGCTGATTGACGCCGGTGAAGGCGGCAAGTGCAAGCGCCTGGGTGTTCGGGAGCGTGCCCGGAGTGCCCAGCGTGTTGAACGTGTTCAGGCGGGCCATATCCAGCCCCTGACGGTCGATTTCGTTGGCGATCGTCGCCACCGCCGCCTGAATCTTCTGCTCCCACTGTTGCAGCGCAAGCGTCTTTTCATACGAGGTGAAGAAGATGTCCGCACCGCCCTGCGAGAGGGTCAGCGGGATAGTCGTTTCGACGGTCGCCTGCGGGTTGGCGACACGGCCAGCGCGGTACTGATACCGGGGCGGCTTCTTGATGTTGATGGTAGCGCCGGGCGAATAGCCGCGCGCCTGGTTGCCGCCGAATTCATCCTGCCAGTTGCGGTTCACATTCTGCGCAAACGACAGCATGTTTTCCAGAACGGCAAGGCTTTCCTTGGCGATGATCGAGCAAGTGACGAGGGTATTGGACATAGAAAAAGTTCCATCTAAGGGAACGCCGACGCTTCACAGCGTGGGCCATTCGTTGAGCCGACCTAGTACCGCGCCCCCTGCTTGCGCCGTTCGGCAATGAAGGTTTCCATATCAGCCGTGGCCAAGGGAACCTTCGTTGTCGGGCCGCCACGAATGGGCGTGGCGGGCGCGGGGGCTTTGGTCATAGGCTTGACGACCGGAGCCGCCAGCGAAACTTCAAGACGCCCCATCTCCAAAGCTGCTTTGGCCGGGCTGAGCCCATTAAGCCGGTCAACAAGCTCCGGGTGTTGCGCCATGTGGTAAGCCAACTGCGGGCCTAGATCGCTATCGAGCATCGCGTCTTCAACGTGCTTTGCCAGCACCACCTCAGACGAACCGACCACTTCTGCAAAGTCGGGAATTGCTGCTCGCGCTTCTACCAGTCTTGCATCCCAATTCGCGGCGCGTACCATATCGGTCGTTTGCTGCGCGCGGGTGCTTGATTGCTCTGCCAGCGTTTGCGCAATCTCCCATTTGGTGACGGCGCGCACATACTGGTCATAGGTATCAAACTGGTCGGCTGTTGGCTCTGGAGCGCCTTCAACAGGCGAATGCTGCGTCGATGCGGTGACGAGCCGTTTCACCGCTTCAAGTTCCCGACGAAGTTCGTGCTTTTCGCGCGTCAGTTGGTCGAAACGGTCTTGTGCGGTCTTACCACGGCGTTTGTCACGTTGCAAGTCGGTTTCATCGGGCTGATTTTCACCCTCATCCGCTTGTTCCAACGCGTCCCCCTGCTCTGCGACAGGCGTTTCGATGACAGGCGTTTCGACTACCGGCGTTTCGGTTTCCGTGGTCTGGACTTCTTCGGTCATGCTTCGGCTCCTTCGGGGGCAGACGCATTCCCGGCGTCCGGTTCGGGTTGCGATGCCTGCATTTCCATCGCCTGTTGGTGGCCTTGGTCAGATGCTTGCGCGTCCGCTGGGGCTTGCTCCAGTCCTTGCGCGACAGGTGCGGGGGCATTGGGGTGCGCAGGGTCTGCTGCGGCTTGTACGGCGGCTGCATGGTCGATCTGCGGCGCGGCCTGCATCTGCAACAGTTTGGCAAACGCGCTCAATTCCGCATTGTCGCCGCGCGCTTCGGCATTGATCCGGGCAACCTCAATCGAAGCCGCTGCGGCAATCTCGGCCTTCTTGATGCCAGCCTCGTGTTGCTCCAGCTCTTGCTGCATCTGCGACAAGGCATGATCCATCTGGCCAATCATTTGCCCCGCCTGATCCAGCGGTATCGGCCCGTTCGGCGTCTGCACCATCGGAGGCGCTTCCTTGCCATCTTGCGGCTTGTCGGCCAACCCTGGTGGAAGTGTCTTTTCCAGCCGATCCGCAATTTCTTCCGCTCCTGGCCAATCAAGCGCGCGCACGATTTTGTCACCCGCCACGTCCATAAGTTTGGGCCACTTGCCGCCCATTTCGATCATGTTCGCCGCCGCTTCCTCGCGCAGCGTGTTATACGCAGGCCCGCTGGTCACGATGCAATCATACTGGCCCACGGTCATGTCGTTCTTGATTTTTGTGATAGCCTGCCCGGTTTCATCCGTTTCGATCGTGGGCGTGTTGATCTCGACAGTCGAAGCCTGTCCGTCCGCGCCGACCACGCGGGCGATACGCGGGGCGTCGTACACAATGGGGATGGCGGACAGGATCGTTCGCCCGCAATGCTTGATCGCGCGGCTTAGGTTGTCGCTGAAATGGAAGTTGCCCACGTCGCCTTGATGCTGGCGCGCGCGAATCGCAATGCCGCTCGTCTCGTTGGAACGGTTGCCCAGCGAGGCGTCGTAAATGCCTGTCACGGCTTTCACATTGTCGCGCGCAAGTCCTGCCATGGCGATGAAGCCGGATGGCACGTCAGACGGGGGCTGGCGCTGCGGGGGAGGGGCCTGCACACCGTCCAGATTGACCGGGTTGTATTCGAGATACGGGAACGATTTGACGTTCGCCTCGTTCCAATCTTTCTCAAAACCCTCGAACTGCCCAGCCGCACCAATGAACGGCGTCTTGGTGCGCAGCGCGATCTCTTCCGTGGCCGCCGTCAACCAGTAATTTTCCAGCCGCTTCGGGTCTTTAGCGTTGCGGATAAGCCCGGTATACGACACCTCGCCGTCGATGTCGTTCTCTTCGCCGTAGACCGGGAAGATTGGAATCCACTTGAACGGCAGTTCCTTCTTTTCCAGCACCTCCAGAGCGGTCAGCTTGTACCACATGACCTTGCGCGTCGTTGTGGGGCGGCTTTCACCCGTCAAGACCACGCCGGGGGGCAATGGCCGCTTGTCGCTCTTGAGCCGCCCCGTGCCGTCTGACAGACGCAACAGCGTCTCTTGTGCTTCTTCGATCCGATAATAGACCGCAACGCGCACGAAGTCCTTGCCTAGCCAGTCCTTGTCAGCGCCGACGTTGGTGGCGAAATATTCCGCAGTCGGCTCACGGTCGGGATACTCAGCCTCAAACACCATTTTCGGCATACGCGCAGTCATGATTGCGCGGCGGCTGTCTGAACCGTCCGCTTCTACCGCTGCCGGGTCAAGGTAAATGTTGAACGGATTGCGCACCCGTTTGATTTTGATGTCCTGATCAAAGGACATCGGGTCGCAATATTCGGTGACCAGCGTGAAAAACCCAAACCCCGCCTTGACCGCGCATTCGAGCGCCTTGTCGTAAGCCGCATCCGCACCGCTATCGTACTCAATATGCCGGATCAGCCCCTCGATCACTTCCGCCACTTCCTCCGAGCTTTCTGCATCGGTCGGGTGAACGTGGATGGACTGCCGATTCTGCCGCACGTCGTTGGTGACTTGGTGGACGATAGCCGGGATGTTGTTGATTGTGAGGCAGGGACGGCCTTCAAGCTGGCGTGAGGCGACAGCGAGGTCGTCCCATTGGTTCGCACCGCCAAGGCCGAACTTCATGTCGTCCAGCGCGATTTGCCGGTCCTTGTCAAACGTGTTGACGCACAGCTCGTGGAACTCTTTCGCTTCTGCGATGATGTCTTTGTCAGTCATGCTGCGGCCCTCGCATGTGCAGATTGCCGGATCATCAACAAAGGATCGGCTTGAAAGGGCACAAAGCCCAGCGATAGATACAGCTTGAGCAAGCGCGCCTTGTCGGTCGTGTCGTCGCCCGGTTCGACGTGAACCAAAAGCCAGGTATCGTCCAAATCTGCGCTGATGCAGACCCGCGCCAGCAACGAGCGTGCATAGCCTTTGCCGCGATGATCGGCATCGGTTTCAACGCCGGACACTTCGCGGATTTTGGCGCGCATGTAGAGCGGCAAGGCCTTGGGAATGCCTACCTTGAGCCGCGCGTGCTCGTTCTGGCGGATACCGCACGCGATCATGCCGCCCAGCTCCTACCCGAAGGCGTAGGGCGCGGCTTGCGCTCCACACGCGGCCCTGCGATCAGGCCGGGGAACAACTCGCTTAGTGCCCAGATATGCGCGTCGGCCCGGTTAGGCGAACCTTGGCCCGTGTACCCGAACGTCGAAAACGCGGTTAGTTCATCCTCGAGCGCGGGGAACAAACCGACGTGACGCACCTTCCCTTGCTCGTACAGCGCGGAAAAGGGTTCGGCCCGCACTGCCTTGCCCCGCGTGGCCGTAACCTGCTTGTACGGCGTCCTAGGGCGCGCTGTCTGGATCACATGCTTGACCATCGCACCGCCGTAGTTGATCTCGCCGACGATGCAGTCGGCCCGGTGCCGGTCATAGGCGTCCGCAGCGATCTTGCCCCACGTCGCGGGGCCTGCCTTCACGGTGCAGTCCTCCAGCAGGTACGCGTTGCCATCCGTGCCCAGCCCTGCGACCACAATGCCGATCGCGTCGTTGTCGGCGTTGTCCTCATCGCCCGACCCGGACGGATCAACCGCAACGACCACGCGCACCATCTGCGGGACATGGCCGTCCATCACGCGCCACGTCTCGATTGTCGAATCCGCGAACAACGCGTTCGGGTTGTCGTCGCTGAAATTGCCTTCGAGAAAACGTTGCCGAAAACGTGCGGACATGCCTCGAAGCGTGTCGAGATAGCCTTCGGAGATGTTCTCTTTGTTATCCTCCGGGTTGATCTTGAACCACGCGTAATCGTCGGGATGAGGCAGCGGCTCTTTCGTGTCAGGGTCAACCTTCTGCACAAACAGCTTGTATGTCCAGTGTCCCTTCGACGGCGGGTTTTCGTCGTAATACATGCGCGGCTTGAGCACGGCAGGCGGACGACCGGGGATAACCTGCGTCACGCTTTGCGCCAGACGCGTCATCACCAAATCGCGGCTTGGCTTGGGAATCTGGCTGCACTCGTTCAAGCCGATAGTGGCAAACTCCATGCCCAACACCTTCTCGGCGCGCTCTTTCTCATCCAATCCGCCGAACCAGAACTGCGAGCCATTGGGGAACGTCGCAAACCAGTCTGTTTTGTTCAGCTCGTAATCAAGCCCAGCAAACGCCGTCGCCATGACCTTGGGGAACGTGTCCTGGATCACCGCCGACTTGATCGCGTTGAACCTGTAACGAAACATAGCATGGCGGCTATTCGGGGCTTTGAGCGCGCGCATGACGATGTTGCGGACGATCAGGAACGTTTTTCCAGAGCGTGATCCTCCGAACAGCATGATATGCGTGGCACCGCCGGCGAGAACCTTTTGCGCCTCTTGCTGGCGTTGGGTTAGCGCAAACGTCACAGCGCTTCGTCTTCGGGCGATAGTGTGAAGTGGACAGGCCCGCCATTGGGGCCGGTATGCGCGATCTGGGCAAGCTTTGGGTGGACGTAGGGCGCGGCAGACTTGGCGGCGTCTAGGCGGATGCTCAAATCCTTACCCTCGTCCCGAAGCAGAGACAGCATGTAATCAAGCGGCATCAAACCGCCAGCCTTGGCTTGCTCGACCGATTCCTTGGTCAGTCGGTTTACGCTGTTGGCTTTCCTGCCCGCGCCAGAGCGTGCGCCACCACTAGCCATCACGCGCGGCCTGTTTGATTGTTTGATTGTTTTTCAAACGCGTGATTTTCCATGTTTTAGCGCATTACACCATATTTTGGCGCATTACACCATGTTTTGGCTGGGCGCAAGCCTATGCGCCATCGTCCCCATCGCTATCGGCCAGGGTGCTGCGGGGTGGCGCGGGCAGGGGCATCCAGTGAGTTATCCAGTTTTCGTTTTCATAACCTAAGAACCCGTCATCAATCCAACCTTCGCCACACCACAGACCAAGATCTACTTGGTTGCATCCAGCGATTAAAACCCGCGTTCCATCTTTCGGCGCGCTGCTGATCGGTTTCCATGTCATGCGGTTTGCTCCTCAGCAACCATCTCGCGCATGGCCTTCTGCACTTCGCGGGTAATCGAGCCGTTGCGGACCAAGCGAGCCCAATCTTCCATCGGCAAACCGGCGTCGATCGCTCGAGCCACCACGGCGTTAGTCGCCTCAATTTCACCGGGCCGCGGCTTCCATTCCTCAGATCGGGCGCGAGGCGGCTCACCAGGCTTGATGTTCCCGGCATAGTCCACATACCAAAACGGCGCATGTTCGCTTGGACGGCGAGCGTTGTAGGCATCGCATAGGTCGTGAGCGTACTCACGATCAGTCCGAGTAAACACGATTGGTTCGGCTATCTCACGGCCCTTGTCGTCTCTCACAAGGATCGTGATGGTCTCACCGGGGCGGGCACCACGGCCTGTGTTGACCATGACGGGGCCGTCACGACGGAGCGGATTGCTCATTGGTCATAGTTCCCTTCAAGAATCTTTTGAAAGTTGGCGCGCTTGAACACCCAATCGAAGGTGCAGCCGTGCCAGCCACTGTCGCCCCGCAGAAACGCGGACCTCTCAATCTTTCCAAATACGTCTTGGAAGTCGTCCAGTTCGTACTGG